CTTATTGTGGAACATTTATCATCTTTTAACCCATCTATTGTTGATGGTGAATTTATTGTGGAGTACACACCGTTATGACAACAAGTAATTTAGGACGCATTGCTGTTGTATCACAAGGCGATTGGGTTGCGGGAACATATAAAGCTCTTGATATCGTAAGATATAATGGCGCGGCATATATTGCTAAAGTAGGGACATCAACTGTACCAACAAACACTAGTTATTGGTCATTACTTGTGAATGATGGTACGCCAAATTACACATGGGTTAAGTATGCCGATGATATAAATGGCACAGGATTAAGTGATTCTCCAACAGGAAAAGTTGCTATTGGTATCGCAGTTAACAAAACCACTGCGACTGAATCCACTACCGCATCTGATTATGCTTGGTCACAAATAAGAGGTGATACGGGTTTAGCGGGTTCATCTTTGTATACTTGGATTAAATACGCAGATGATGCAATTGGAACAGGTTTAAGCAATACATCAACTGGTAAATTATATATTGGTATTGCTGTAAATAAAACATCTGCCACAGAATCAACAACAGCAAGTGATTATGAATGGACAGCAATAAAAGGTGACACTGGCACAACTCTTTACACATGGATAAAGTATGCTGACGATGCAAATGGTACTAATCTAAGCAATGTACCAACTGGAAAATCATATTTAGGTATTGCTGTTAATAAAACAACCGCAACAGAATCTATTAATGCGGGTGATTATGATTGGTCATTGATTAAAGGTGACACAGGTGCAACAGGAGCAACGGGTAATACAGGTGAAACAGGTGTATCTTTATATACATGGATAAAATATGGTGATGATGCCATAGGAACGGGATTATCCGATTCCCCTACAGGAAAAACCTATATTGGTATAGCAGTTAATAAAACTAGCGTAACTGAGTCAACTACTGCTAGTGACTATACTTGGAGTTTATTGGGTAGTAGTGGGGGAGGTGGTGTATCAACAGGTAAAGCCATAGCTATGGCAATCGTATTCGGAGGTTAACAAATGGCAGCACCTAATATAGTTAATGTTGCAAATATTTATGCAAAGACAACTTATCTTACCCCAGCGGTAACGACAGCAGTTGTTCTTTTGCCTAATCCAGCAGCAAGTGGTAAAGTTTTTAAAGTAAATCAGATTCTAGCAGCTAATGTTGATGGGGCTAATTCTATCAATGCAACTGTTTCTATTTATACTAATGGGGCAGTAGCTCAAGGGTCTGCTCCTAGTGGCGGTACAGCTTATCCTATTATTTATACAGTAGCAGTTCCAGCGGGCGCAACTTTGAACGTACTTGATAAGTCTACTGCTATTTATCTTGAGGAAGGTATATCAATTACTGTAACTTCGGGAACAGCTAGTAAAATCACTTACACTTTAAGTTATGAAGATATTTCATAAGGAGCTTTCTAATGGCTAATCGTTGGAAAGGTAATTTTATAAATGTAACAGCAGCTACTTCAAGCGGAACTAATTATACTGGAAAAGCTGATGGGACTTGGAGTTTAGATAAACAGTTACAACAAAAACAAGCTGGGTTATGGTCGAAAGGAGTTATTCCCCCAACAGCACCAACTATAGGAGCTGCAACTGCTGGTAATGGCACTGCAAGTGTAACATTTACAGTAAGTTCTGATGCAGGCGCACCAGGGAGTTTAACTTATACGGCTACGAGTACACCTGGAAATATAACTGGAACTTCTAGTACAAGCCCTATTACAGTAAATGGACTTACTAATGGGACTCAATACACATTCAAGGTTAAAGCTACAAATAGCGCAGGATTAGTTAGTGTTGAAAGTTCGGCTAGTAACTCAGCAGGGACTACTGTACCTAATGCGCCTACTATCGGTACTGCTACAGCATCTTCTGGTCAAGCATCTATAACATTTACTGCGCCAGCAAATACAGGTGGATTGTCTATTACTGGATATACGGCTACAAGTAGTCCGGGTGGTTTTACAGGAACAGCGGTATCTAGCCCAGTTGTAGTGACAGGATTAACTAACGGAACTTCTTATACTTTTATAGTTGTAGCTACTAATGCTGTAGGGAATAGTGTTCCAAGTAGTCCTAGTAATTCAGTTACTCCAATCAATTCAATCCCATTAGATTATTTAATTGTGGCTGGTGGGGGTGGCAGTGATGAATTAACCCCAACAGCAAGAACAAAAGGTGGAGGCGGTGCAGGAGGTTTATTAAGTGGTACTTATAATTTTCCAGCTACTTCTATTGGCACTCCTTTTCCTATAGTAGTAGGTGCTGGCGGTGCAGGTGGTTCTGGCGGTATTGGTACTAAAGGAAGCAACTCCTCTGCATTTGGCATCACAGCTAGTGGGGGCGGTAAAAGTAGCCAAGCAGGGGGGTCTGGTGGTGGTTGTAATCATGGAGAAGAGACAACTAGATACTCTGGTATTGCAGGGCAAGGTAACTCTGGCGGTTTAGGGTATAATTCTGGCGTGGGTAATGGAACTTTCAGTGGTGGTGGCGGTGGTGGAGCTGGTACTGCTGGGCAAGATGGCCAAACCTTATCAGGCGGTAATGGAGGTGCAGGTATTAGTTCTACTATAACTGCAACATCTACTTGGTACGCTGGTGGAGGCGGTGCTGGGTGTCAACAAGGTGGCGGGCAAACTGTTTCTGCTGGTATAGGTGGGGCAGGTGGCGGTGGTAATGGTTCATCTAATAATGGTGGAGTGCAAGGAACACCTACAGATGGCGCAGTAAATACTGGCGGTGGAGCTGGTGCTGCTGGTGGGTATGGTACTGCTGTAGCTGGAAAATCTGGTGGGTCTGGTATTGTTGTTATTCGGTATCCAGATAGTTATGCTGCGGCAACTAGTACAACAGGAAGCCCTACTATTACAGTAACTGGGGGATATCGCATATATAAATTTACTTCTTCTGGTTCAATTACATTTTAATGGTTAATATATGAGTCATTTTGCAAAAGTTGAAAATGGAATCGTTACTGAAGTAATTGTTGTTGAACAAGATGTAATAGATTCTGGTATATTTGGTGAAGGATGGGTACAGACTGGCTACAATACTCGCGCTAATAAACATGAATTAGGTGGAGTAGCTTTGCGAGGTAATTTTGCAGGTATTGGGTCTATTTATGATTCTGTTAGAGATGTATTTTATATTCCTCAACCTTTTACTTCTTGGATTTTAAATGAAACTACTTATACATGGGAAAGTCCTGTACCGCACCCACAAGATGGAAATTTCTATCAATGGGACGAGCCTTCCGTGTCTTGGGTATTAGTTTCTACTTCAGCAGTTTAGTAAAGTAACCGAGCCTAGCGGATTCTAGGCAACTCTTTCCGAGGTTTATATGTCTATCTTTGATGATTTAGTAGAAACAGTAAAAGATGCCGCTGAAGTTGCTATTGAAACAGCAGTTCCTATCCTTCCGCATGAAGTTGTAGAGACAGTTGTTGACGTAACGGTAGATTCAGTAGTTGATGTAGTGTCTGAAGCTATTTCTTAGCCTAAAAGCCTATGGACTTTCTAAACTTTATCACTGAAGTAGGATTTCCAATAGCAGCTGCTTGCGTGGGGATGTATTTTGTCTTCCTCACGCAGAAGTTTATCCTAGATTCTGTACTTGAGAAGGTTAAAAACCTTATTAATATTATTCAGCAATTAGACAAACGTGTGACATCAATGTCTAATGATATCGTGCATATTGATAATTTAATGTGCAAAGCATTGAAAATCCCTCCTGACGATATAAAACAAGGAAAGTGATATGGAACTTAAAGATGTGGCTGACTATATTAATCAATACGGATTCCCAATTATTGCATCGATTGGAATGGGGTACATTGTCTATTATGTTTGGACTTGGACTACAACAATTATAAAACCAATTCTCGATGAAGCCTATGTGGTACTTGTGACATTAATAGACCAAATACGCATATTAGATTCAGATATGATTCGATTGAAACAGAAATTAAGTACTGTGTTACTACTCAAAACACCACATGAATAACTTGACAAAAACACGAAAATCGTGTAATGTAGCACAATCAAATCAAGGAGTTATTTAATGTTTATCGTAGAAGATGGTACTGGAAAAGTAGATGCTAATTCGTATTGTAGCGTTGCGTTTGCAAATACTTACTTCACGGAAAGAGCAAACGAAACATGGGTTGATACCGATACAGATAAAAAACAAGCCGCATTAATTAAGGCAACAGATTATATTGAACTTAGATATTCTGTTCAATTTGCTGGCACAAGAATGTATCCAGATAACCCACAAGCATTGTCTTTCCCAAGATATGATAATTCAAGTAAACCAATTGGTGTACCTCTTGCTATTCAAAAAGCTACTTGTGAATATGCAATCCGTGCATTAAGTGCTGAATTAACAACTGATTATTCAAATGAAGTTGGTGTGAACACACGAATCAAAGTTGGTTCAATAGAAAAAGAAACCTCATATCCAACTAAAATTATTTCACAAAAAGTATATAAAAGCTATCCTGCGGCAGATAAATTAGTTGCACTTTATTTGAAAGCTAATTCTTCACAGGTGATTCGATGAATTGGGGTGAGTTAGTTCTTGAAGTTGATGACGTAATTACTGAGATGGGACAACCCATCACAATTACTTCTGTGACACAAGGAACGTATGACCCTGCTTTAGGTAAATCAACTGACACTGTGAAAAATATTACTTCAATAGGTGTATTATTTGACTATGGTGACCAAGATATTAATGGAACGACCATTATGCGTGGTGATAAAAAACTACTCGTTAAACCTTCAGGTTTAACTTCTGTGACCACTAACGATACTGTGACTATTGGTACAACAAAATACCACATTGTATCTGTGACTCAAACAAATCCAGCGGGAACAAATCTCCTTTATGAATTAGGGATTAGAGGGACAGCCTAATGGCTGATTACAGTGAGTCCATATTAATTAGTAACCTTACAAAACAAGTAGAAGTAAAAGCAAAAAAGGTTATTGATAGAACATTAGAAAAAGTTGTAAATGAGTTAATGGAAACATCACCTGTGGGTGAACCCGATTTGTGGAAATGGAAACCAAAACCTGATTATGAAGCAGGTCACTATAAAGCAAATTGGCAACACACAATTGATTCACCTGCTACAGAAGAAATAGAAGGTGAGGATATTGAAGGCACAGTGACTCGTGCTAGAATGTTAAACAACATTAAAAATAATAATAAATTACTCACAACACACTATTTCACGAACAATACAAAGTACGCAAGTACAATCGAATATCAAAATTGGGCAATTCATAATGAAACCCCACGATTACAAGGACTTGTTGCATCAAATGCTATTAGAAAAGTCCCCACATTTTTAGCAGAATCAATTAGGGAGGTAGGATGAGCCAAATCAAAATTAGAGCTGCATTAGAGACTGCCCTAGCCACGATTACACCGAGTATCGATACTCAGTATGAAAATACTGCTTACACGCCTAAAACAGGCGTTCCTTATCAATCTGTGTCACTTGTTATTAATTCGACTAATCCGACAATTGGCGATGCGTTCTATCGTGAGATTGGAATAATGTTGATTACACTTCATTATCCATTATTGGGCGGTACATTTGATGTGATGACTCAAGCAGAAAAGATTCGTGCTAAGTTTAAACGTGGTCAATCATTTACAAAAGATAATATCTCAGTTCTCTGTGATAAAACACCAGATATTCGGTCACTCCCTAATGAGCCAGACCGTTTTGTTGTAGCAGTAAAAATATATTTTTATAGTAATATTATTTCTTAAGAAAGGAGTTTCACAATGGCAGTTTCTATTGCATCGGGTATTTTTAAGACCCTAAGCTATGCTAAAGAATTCGAGCTTGGTAAAGTCCAAGATACAGCGGGTGAAGGCTTGACTTCTCCTGCAAGTATTGCAGTATCAACTGGTATTGCACAAGGTGACAATTTAGCATTAGGTACAAACTTAACTGTAACGGGTTTATTGGCTATTGGTCAATTATTCCAAATTGGTTCTGATAAATATAAAGTTTCAGCAGTTACCCAAAACACATCAGGTAACACTACAACCGCCACAATCGTCAGTTTGATTGCTGGTGATGCTAAAGCATTAAACAACTATTCTGCTGGTGTTAAAGTTACTTTATTAGCTTCAACTGAAGAGTTCCCAATCACAACTGCAAGTACTCCTGCTATTGGTCAAGCACCAACTGCGGCAACAACTGGCGCAACAGGTACTGGTACTGCGGGTCTTTCAACTTTAGCTATTGGTGGATTCACAGCGGGTATTATCCCTGTAGGTCAACGTCTATCTATTGGTGGTAATGCGTATATCGTAACTGCATCTGTTGCAACTGGTGTGGTAACTACATCTGTAACAGTATTCCCTGTATTAGTAACAAGTCCTTCATCAGGTGCAATTACTTTTGTAACTTCAATTACAGGTAAATATTTAAGACGTGTTAGTTCTAACATGAACTTAAAATTACAAACATTCAAATCAAACGAAATTCGTACTGATATGCAACGTGCTGACCTTGCGGTTGGTGGTCGTACTGTAGATGGTACAATTTCTGGTGAGTTATCTAACAAAACCTATGCTGATTTCATTGGTTCTACACTCCGTAGAGATTTCACAACAGGTGCAACAGCATCTTCTGTGGCAATTACAGCATCAACTGCAACTAAAGATACTCCACGTTTGACATTAGTTACATCAACAGATACCACAGCAACTTTAAAAGTTGGTGACGTTGTTTATACATCTGCTTGGGGTAATACTACATTAAACGCTTTCAATAACTATAACTTTATCGTTATTGAAAACACTGCAACTAAAATTGTATTGGATTTATTGAAAGATAACTTCTCTGCGAACATTGCATTGACTGGTTTAGCAATTTCTCCAAGTTTTGTGGTTAAAGGTAAAAAAACCTATATCCCAAAATCAAATCACACTAAAGATTCATATGCGATTGAGCATTGGTATTCTGATATTGGTGAATCACAATTGTTCTTGGGTTGCCGTCCAACTCAATTAGCAATTAAATTGTCTCCATCTGCGATGTCAACCATTGATATCACTGTTATGGGTACTGCATCTAAATCAGCTCAGATTCAACAATTGGCAAACCCAACTGCTTCTGGTACTGATACAACAATTAGTGCGACTACTGGTGCGCTTTATATCAAAAACAAAAAAGGTACATCTGCTGTACTTGAAAAAGTTGGCTTGTTGACTTCATTTGATATCACAGTAAACGGTAACGGTTCTAATGCATCGGTTATTGGTTCAGACCAAACACCTGATATCTTCTTAGGTTCACTTGACGTAACAGGTAACAGTTCTATTTACTTCTTAGATGGTAAATACCGTGATGCCTTCTTAAACCAAGATGAAGTATCTATTATCGCTGTATTCCGTGCTGACGGTGATGCAAATGGTCAATTCATTTCATTAGTATTACCTAAAGTTAAATTCAGTGACGCGAGTGTTAACGATGGTGAATCTGGTTTGTTATTAACAATGCCATTCACTGCGACTTTGTACTCTGTAGCAATTGGTTCTACAAACTTTGAAGAAACAACTGTTCAGATTCAAGACTCTGCGCTTTAAAAAATAACTTTCTCCCGAAGTTAGACTGATTGACCCTCGAAAGAGGGTCTTTCTTTTTGTAGTAAATTACTTGACTTTAGTTAGGGTGACGTGGTAAGATTATTATGTTGCATAAGCAATTTTACTAACCAAAATTGAAGGACTTTCCATATGGCAATCTCATTAAAATCGCTCAATGTTGAAGCGGCTTGTGATACCCCTTACGACTTAGATATTGTTGATGAACAAACAGGTAAATCAACAGGTATTACATTAAAAGTTATTGGCGCACATAGCCAAGTGATTACCAAACTTGTTGCAAAAGCTGTTAATGCTAAACGCCAAGCAGAATCACAAATGACAAAAAAAGGCAAAGATGTACCAGTAACTAAAGTTGAAGACGACTTAGAGTTTGGTATTGAGTTAGCTGCAAAACGTATTGTAGGCTGGTCTGGTATTGAAGAAACATTCACACCAGAACTCGCTTTTGAATTGTGCAAAACAAATCCTGTGATTCGTGACCAAGTAGTCACTGCTTCAGAAGATATGTCGCACTATACAAAATAGTTTTCTTATAATAAGAAAAACGCTAAACCCTATTGAGGAACATCTTCAATAGGGTTTTCTTTTATCTGCTGACATTGACAAATCTGATAAACTGTGAAATAATAATGAGACATATACCATACCTAACCATATGAATATTTTACCTATTTGTGAAACACCTTATGAGTTTGAAGTCATCTCTGACATTACTGGTCAAGGGATGGGAGTTTATATAAGTGTCATATCACAATATGCCAAACGAGTAAACTTCAACACAAAAGGCACGTTATTATTTAAACAACGTGTGGCTCAAATAAAAGAATTATCCCCTTCTTCCGATTCATTTTTTAGTGTGGAAGAAGAACGTGATTTTGAAATTCAATCATCTGTCCTTAGAACTGTTGGTTGGCGTGGAGTTGAAGAAGAATTTACTTACGAGAATATTCTTGATGTGTGTTCAACTAATCAATCTATACGAAAACAAATAACTCAAGCATCAAATAGCGTGGGATTATTTTTAGATTCATTAGTTGAACAATTAGTTGAATATACTAAAAATGAATTAAAGCTATCCGAGAAACAAAAGGATGGTGCAACCTATAGGGAACATCTTAAGGCTGTCGAGGAAATGACAGGGATTACCCCACAAGAACTTACTACTGTGGAGGTTAGCCACATTATTATGTACTTGTGGGAGTGGTTCTTAGATTTAAATAGCACACGTCAAAGTGGTATGGGCATGAATGCTATCTCCTACAGCGAAATCAAAGCATGGTGCGAATTAGTTGGTGTCTCACTATCACCTTATGAAATAAGAGTAATTAAATTACTTGACCGAGTGTACTTAGAGCATTACAACAGTAAACAAGATAAAGAAACATCTACTAAATAGAGGATTAAATTATGTCAGCAACAGACGGAACAGTTAGTTTTTCGATTGAAACAAAAGTTGATGCCACAGGTATCGATAAAGCAGTTGAGAAAGTCTCTAGCTTAGATAAATTAATTAATTCTATCAATAAAGTTGAAATGACTATTAATTTCAGTCAAGCGACTTTATCATCATTTAAAAGCATTGAAGATAACATCAAGAAGATGTCAGATGGTTTTGAAGCATTAGGTAAAGATTATAGTAAAGCCATGCTCGAAGGAGCTAAGATGGCTCGTATTGAGATGGAAACTCAAGGTAAGTTACAACTTGAAAAAGAAAAACAAAAAACACAAGAATTAGTTGGTATTAATAAAGCAGCATCAAATTCAATTGTGGCTAATGCAATTGAGACTGCTGATAAAATTAATGAAGCAAATAAAAAGGTCAAAGCACCTACATTTGATTTAGATGCAAATAAAGCGATTATTGATTTAAAGAATTCTTTTGCTCTGCAAAAACAAGCATTGGATTCTGGTAATAAAGAATTATATGCCGCACAAAGTGAAGCAGTTCAAAAGTTATTAGATTTGATTCCAGAATCAAATAAGAAATCAATCTTACTATATCGTCAGACGGCTGCTTTAAAGTTAGTTGAATCTAAACGAGCAATGCAATTAGAGATTGAAGCTGAGGCTGAAAAGAATAAAAAGATTGTTGCCGCTGCTGATGAAGGTAAAAAGATAATTGCGGCTAAAGATGCTGAAGCAGCAAAGCAAAAACAAGCGAGTATTAAAAAGCAAAATGATGATGAAGCAAAGCAACATGAATTGTTTCTTAAATGGATTGAAGACCTTGGTGCAAGACGATTAGCCAATGAAGTGAAACTTGGAGAACAACGTATTGCTGAAGCAAAACGTGTAGAAGATGAAATAAAAAAGATTGCTGAAGCATCATTAGAAAGTCAAAAGAAAGCACAATCTCAAGCAGGGATGATGCTTGGAAATATTCAAAACACCGCGCCAAAACCTACAGCATTCAGTGGAATGCCTTCAGGTCTACAACAACAAACACAACAAATACAAGCACAACAAAAAGCAACAGATACAACTGGAATGTTACTTGGTAACATTAAAGCATACGCACCTGTGCCATCAGCAAACCAAGCACTACCATCAGGTCTTAGTGCTATGTCTGATTCACAGAAGCGTTCTCTCGCTGAAACCAATAAAGCAATTGAAGATAATAATAAAAGATGGCTTGAAAGCGTTAAACAAGTATCCACTCAAATGGAAAAAGATGAACTCTATCTGCGTCAAGTAAGAAGAACATCTATTGAGATGGAACGCAATGACCGTCTTAAAGCAATAAAAGAAACAGCAGATGCACAAGCTCGTGAAGATAGAATTATAGCTAGACAAGCGGCTATGAACTCTACATGGATGGGTCGTCAAGGTACTACAAATCAACCAACTGCAAACACACAAGGAACAACTAACGCATTGGGTGCAGTAACGGATTCATTAAATTCTGTACATCGTGCATTAATGGCTGTTGGTGTGGTTCTATCTGGTCGTCAGATACTGGAGTACGCAGATAACTGGCTACACTTTGTGAATGCTGTGGGTATTGCCACAGAGAAAACAGGTGGTGCTGTTCAGATGCAAGAGAAGTTATTTAAACTTGCTCAAGATAATCGTGCGCCATTAGAAGCCATTACCTCTATTTATTTAAGAATGTCTCGTGCGGCTGAAACCTTGAATATGACACAAGGTGAAACAGTTAAGATGATTGATGTGGTCACAAAATCACTTGCGATTATGGGAACATCCCCAAATCAAGTTCGTGGTGGTCTACTTCAATTAGAGCAAGCTCTTGGTGGTGTGACTGTTCGTGGGCAAGAATTCAAATCTATTTTGGACAGTATGCCTAATGTAATGGCTACTGTGGCTAAACATTTCATGGAGTCAGATAAGCAAATCAGATTGCAAGAAGCATCCTTGCGAGGTGCAACAAAAGCTGAAATTGATGCAATTAAAGCAGAAGAAACTCATGCATTAACTATTGGTGAATTGCGTAATAGAATGTACGCAGGTCAATTATCTTCTGAAGCATTTCAAAAAGCTATTGTTGCAGGTCAAGCTGAGGTAACCGCTTCATTTGAAAAAACACACAAAACCTTTTCACAAGCGTTTACCACTATTGAAAATGGTTTTACAAAATGGGTTGGTCAATTAAATCAAGGCACTGAAGCATCTGATAATTTCTATAAAGCATCAGTAAAAATAGCAGACAACTTTGATGTTATTGTGAAATCAATTGAAACATTAATTGTCGCTTACACATCATTTAGATTAGCAGTAGCTGCATCAGCCGTAACTGTGGCAAGTGTGGTTACTAGTTTAGAAGCAATGTGGTTAATAATATCAAACATTAATCCATATGCTAAATTAATTGCTGTTTTAGCCACATTAGGCACAGCATTTATTAATTTTAAAGATGATATAAAATTAGATGAATCTAGTATCGCTACATGGGGTAGTGTATTTGATGTAATAACAGAAAGACTTGGTAGTTTTATAACCGATTCAATGGAAAAACTAACTCGCTTTAAAGCGTGGTTAGCTGAAACATATAAACCAGAAACAGAACTTGCAAATCAAGCAATTAATTATGTGACATCATATTATGAAGGTGTTGCAAGCGCACCTGAGAAAGTATTTAAATACTTATCAGACAAAACAGGAGCATCTGATTGGCTTGACCAATTGACAAAAGAAGCAACTGCCAAAGAAAAACTTAAACAATTACCGTCTAATATTAATTATTCACCAACAGCACAAATGAGTCCATTGGCTATTGGTACAAATGAAGATATGCTTGCAAAAAAGATGGAGCAAGCGAATCAATTCATTAAAGATAGAAATGCATTATTTTCAAAAAGCATTGAATATTCTAGTGAATTACAAAAACGTGAAAATGAAATTTTAAAATCAGGCAAGGATGCAACAGATATTGAGAAAGATTATTATAATCAATTAAAAGCTCGATATGAAGATGACAAGAAAAATGCCAAAGAATTAGTAAAAGGCACAAAAGATGTTTATGAATATGAGGAACTAATGAGAAAAACTCATGGCGAATCATTAGATTTACTTCATAAACAAGTGGAAGAAAAACATAGATTAGTTCAGGCTAATAAAGATGCGGTTCAAGCTGAAAATGCAGGTAAAGAAGCATTAAAAAACGCACCTATTAAATTAGAGCAATTTGATGTTCAAATTAAAGATTTGCAAAGTAAATTATCATCACAACTACAAACATCGGCAATTAAAAATCCAATCAAAGTTGCTTTTGAAATGGATGAAACTAAATTTGAAAAACCTGCGGCACAATTTAAATCATTAATTGAAAAAGCGGCTAAATCATCAGGTGTGCCCGCTAATTTAATTGCTTCTGTGATTCAAACTGAATCTCATTGGAAATCAAATGCTGTTTCAGAAACAGGTGTAAAAGGTTTAGCACAATTCACAAAACCAACTGGTTCTTATTATGGTATTACTGATAGAACAAATGATGAACAAAATATTAATGCTGCTGGTAAATACCTTGCTGATTTAATAAAACGCTTTGGTGGTAATTTAGAAAAAGCAGTCACTGCATATAATGGTGGTGGTGATAAACAATATGCTTCAAAAGTATTAGGTTTGTATGGTAAGCAATCAACCTCTGAATCACCAGAGATGATTTCTACTCAACAACAATTGAATACTGTAATGGCGGCTAGAGATAAATTGGCTGATGCTATTAAAAATAAAAATGGAACACTTGTTATTCAGGCTAAAGAGCAATTAGAACTTGAATTAAGAAAAGTAAGTGAGTTAGATAAAGAATATGCGCGTCAGCAACAATTAAATCAAGAAAAAATTGCTAATAATAAAAAGGCAATTGAATTAATTGATAAACAAACTGAAGCGGAATATAAATATGCTAAGGCATATGATTCTGTGATTGAAAGACAATCAGTTTCAGCAAAAGCAACTGAATTAGCCACATCAAAAGGCGCATTCGCTATTCCTGAAATTGAATCAATGCTTAAAAAGATAACAAATGACCAAATTGCATTGTCTAAAGAAAAAGCAATGGCACTTGATACATTAGATAAAGCTATAGCTCAAGCAGCATCTGAAAGAAACGATGTGACAATGGCGGCTGAAAAACAAGCTAAATTGAGTGTATTAGAGTTAGACAATAAACAATTAGCTCTTGAAAAAGAAATAAATGATGTTGCAAGAGAACGTAAAGCATTACTTGAAGCACAAGTCAAAGTTATCCCTGATTTAATTAAAGGTAATTCTGATTTACTTGAAAAGCTAACATCAACTACGGGAGAACTTGAAAAGCAAAAAGCAATTCGTGCAGCGGGGGCAACAGGTCAAGAAGCACAACGTATTCGTGATTTGATTGATGAAAAAGAATTATTATTAGGTTTAAATACTATTAAAGATACTGTGACAAGTAGTATTTCTAGTGGCTTTAGCCAAATGTTCCAAGATATCATTCTTAATGGTAAATCAGCCGCTGATGCACTTGCGGCTACATTTAAAAGCATGTTATCTAAAATCATGTCAGCAATCATGGATTTTATGGCACAGCAACTTGTGCAAAAAATGTTTGGTTTGTTTAGTGGTTCAAGTTTAGGTGGTGGTTTATTTGGTGGTATTGGTGGAACTGTGACTGCTATTGCAGGTGCTGTGGCTATCGGAACATACATGGGTATGCAAAAAACAGTTAGTGAAAATACTAATCAATTATCCATGACTTCTAAATATCCAAATGGAATTCCAGAAAATGCATTGGCTATGCAAAGTATGGATAAAGCCGTTAGCTCAATGAATTTTTTAATCACGAGTCAAGAAGCATCTCGTTATAATAAAGATTTACGCGAGTCTATTGGTAAAGTATATGGTGTTGTTTATACTCAGTCAGATAAAATAGGTTCATTTGTTAAAGGGGCATTAGAAGAATATTTCCCTGAGACAATGGCGGCTATAAGAGGTGCGTTTGTTTCAGTAAAAGATTTTATTTCACCATTAACTAATTCAATAAGCAATGGTTTTACATCAATAACTAAATATTTTGGAATGGGTGCACAAGCCGCATCAGCGTCAACTACAACATTAGCATACGGCACAGCAACATTAGCCGCTGATGCAGCATCTCAAGCAGCAGCACAAACAGCATTGGGTAAATTATCAACAGCAATCGATAAAGCAATAACCCCAACATTCCAAAGCACAGCAGTAGGGGTTCAAAAATTAGGTGAAACAGCAACTAAATCATCAGGTTCATTATTAGCTACAATTGGTTTTGTGGCATCACTTGGTATTGAAGCATTCAGTCTTGCATCTTCATGGAATCAATTAAATGGGGCATTTGCTAAAACATTAGCTGTTGTTGATGCAATTGGCAATGTTGCATTCTCTTATGCTATTGCGTTTGGTTTGAATCCCATTGCATTAGCTATTGCTTCTGTGGCAACAGCAATTAGTATTGTTGGTAATGTGATTAAAGATGGTTTTACACCAATGAATATTTCAAGAATGGTTGGTGCAGTAGCTGGTGCAGTAATTGGAACAATGATATTGCCAGGAATTGGAACAATGTTAGGTTTTATCCTTGGTGATATGTTTGGTAAATTAATTGGTAGTTTGTTTGAAAAACAAAAGAAAATTGATTTTGGTATTCTAGTTAATAAAAAACAAGATTACGGCAATATTGAATCACCAACTGTTGATAAAGTAAGCAAAGAGAACAGAGTGTTGGCAATGTCAACAAATATGGGTGATGTTTACTATGGTAGAACACAAGGATTAAATTATGCCATAACAAAACAAGAAAAAGAATTTGTTTTAGGTGTGGCTAATACATTACAGTCAATTGGTAATGTAGTTGGTAATGTTGATAAAGCAATTGGTAACACAGAAGATTATACTCGAAATATATTTAGAAATATTGTAAATGTAATGAGACGAGTTGAAGCCAGTAGTTTTGATGCAACAAAATCAACTAGTTGGTTATTTACATCTGTTGTGAAAAATTTACAAAAAACAAATACTGATGCAGGAAAAGAAATTGGTGGTTGGTTGTCAGTATTTATTAATGCCTTTCCAAAAGAATACTCCGCCACAATAATTGATGCTTTGACTCAAAATAAAGAGTTATACAATAGTAAAACAAAAGCGATGGAAACATCCTCTGTTCTTGAAAAATTAGTATTAGAAGCTCCTATTGGTGTGCTTGGCTTTGTTCAAAGCAGATTAGAATCTATGGTTAAAAAAGGAAAAACAGTACAGCAAGTGACTGATGAGACTTTCCAAATAATTAGTGATTCTTCTGCTGGATTAAGTGTTGTCAATGAAGAATTTATTAAATTTGGTATTGTTCTTGATGCTACTGCAACAAAATTAAATGCTACAGCAAATGCAACATCTAGTTTCTCATCAAGCATTACTGGTCGAGCTGATGTTACAAATACAGCTAATTTAGTTGAAAGTATTATTAAAAAATATGATTTAAATGCTGTTATTTCAATGCAATTTGTTAGTAAATTAGGTGATGTTATCCACAGTGCATTTATGGCTAGTGGGACTGAAGCTGCAAATGTGCAAAAACAAATTGAAGCTGGAAAGATTGATGTTAGCAAAATACCGTCATCGTTGACAAAATATCCAACAATGGATGAGTTGAAAAAATATGGTACAACTGATATTTCAGGTAACATATATCAATATACAATGGATTCAGCAATTGCATCATTATCAAAAGCAATGACAGGTATTGCAGCTAAAGGATGGAAAACAATCGAAGGGAAAGGATTTCAATTAGCAACACCTGCGGCAGAATCACCATATAATCCTGTACAATCAAATGCTAAGATTTTAGCTGATTATTTTTCTAAAAACCCATCATTGACTGAAGCACAGTTAAATACGATTGCTAATACCAATTTTATTACAAGCAATTATAAAGATAAAGCATCAATTGATGCTAATCTTAAAATTAAAACAGGCGCATTACCAACTGAACTTGGTTATTTTGGAAAAGATTGGATGCAATTATCGCCAAAAGATAAATCTTATATGGCTAATGCTACCGATATGGCAACTGTGGTTAAACTATTTGTTGATGAATATAAACGTGAAAACTCATTAATAAATGGCATGTGGACTCACACCAACGCAGTGGCTAATGAACAAACAAAAATGATGACAAAAGCAATTGATTCATTAGATGTATTTATTACATCAAATAAATTAACTGGAAAGTCAGATATTATTGGTACATTAGGTTTAGCTACTTCATCAATAATGAAAACAGGTATTGATTATGGTGTTGCTGCTACATGGGATTTAACTAAAGCCGCAACAGTAGTTACCTCTGTGGCAAATAAAAATTCATTAGAAGCTAAAAAAGCATTAGATGATGCTAAAAATGCATTGGTTGTTGCAAATCAAGGTAAAGATAAGGCGTCAATAAAATCAGCACAAGCCACATTAAATAAAGAGCAAATGAACTATGATGCCAATTATGTTATTGAACTTCAAAAAGCAACACAAGAAATTCAAAATAATATGGGTCTTATTTTTGAAATGTTTGTTAATGCTGGCTCAAAGTTAAGCGATGTTGTTTCTGATGATTTTTCACAAAAAGCACAGGATTTTGTAACTGCTTTAGGTGGAATAGATAAAGCTGTTTCTGCGGTAGATAAAGCTAAAAAATATGCATTGACTGATGAAGAATATGCAAAAATGAAAGTTGATGTGGCTCAAACACGAGTTGATGCATTATTAAAACAAACAAGTTTTAAAACAATTGAAGAAGCAACTACTGCATTTAAAAATAATCCACTAGATGCAACTCTCGTAACATTAATGGGTAGTGCTTCAGATTTGAGTGATGCATTAAAGAATGCAAGTACTACAGCAAATGGATTTAAAAAATCTATATCTGATTGGGTATTAGGTAAAATGACAACAACTGTGGGTTCACCTGAATCACAATTCAATGCATCTAAAAATATTTTTGAAAGTACATTAGGTATTTTAAATAATCCTAGTTCATCAAAAACAGATATTGCTGATGCTCAATCTAAAATCACAGGTTATGCTGATACCTTTATCACAAACATTCAAAAAATGTATGGTGCAGGTGATGTAGGTGCTAATTTAGTTCAAGATGTTGTGAATAAAGTATCTAATTTAGGTGC